ACTAATTTGGTTGGCCTATTGCCAATTACAGCAACGTGTCCCTCTGGTTTAACTTTCTTACCGCCAATTGTATGGCCATAATCTGTATGCGATGCTAATGAGCGTACTAATACGTTCTTAGCACTCTGCAAGTATGCGTGCATTGCTAGTGCATGGTTAAAATGCTGCTCATTCTTATCTACGTGACCCATCAAATCACTACCAGTGCTCATTTTCTCAGCTTTTTTGGCTGGAGTTGATACTTTATCGGCTAGTTTTTGATGGACGTCTTTTAAGTGAGCTTTATATCCTTGAGCAGATGGTACTTCATCCGTCTTAACAGTCTTATTGATGTATGTCTTTAGGTGATCGGAGTGTTCGCCCCCAATAGCATCATACCCACCATCTTTATTTAAAGCATTATGGTGCTCTTCAGCATTTGCCAAATGATCCTGGAAAAGAGCTGAATCTGCAGACGATAGTTTTGATTGGGATGCATCATGCGACACATCCATCATGTGAACGTCTTTGTGCGTACCAAACCCTTGCTGGCCAGTATTAAACTTAGCTTTTAATTTATCAAATGATGGACCATGATATGATGTATGAACTGCTACACCAATTTTAGAACCACTAGCCTCTGCAGCCTCACCAGGTTTCTTAGTACTATATGTTATTGTGTTAGGTGTATAATTAGCTTGTCCGCCATGCACCGTAACATCCCCATCTGGATTAGATTTTGATTTACCGCCACTATGCATTATGTCCCCTTGGTATACACCAGTCTTTGGCGTAACTTTAGGAAGATGTTTCAATGCAGCTTTTAACTTAGTAGCTAAACCAGGAGCGTGTCCGTGGTTAGTGTCAATATCTTTTTCTGAGTAATTAATTTTTGGGTTTTTGTTGAATGCTGATTTGGAAGCAACAAAGAACTTTCCTGTTTCTGGATGACGCCCAAATACAATTGAAGGCGATCCGTCATATTTTGTAGAGACGGACACATTACTCTTCTTCCCAGACAATGCATCGTGTACACCCATCAAAGTTTTCTTAGCATGATCGAAGCCAGCAGCACCAGCATTAAGCGGATGATCTTCCGCATGTTCTAGATGAGTTAGCTTTTCTTCCGAAGAAGATTTACCCTCAGTCAAATATGTTTTAAATTCAATCATTTAACCCCCAGCGTTTTCTTGAATGCTTCGATGTGGTCTTCATTATCTAAGTTAATATGACTTGGGGTCAATCCCTTTTTACCGTTTGGCTGGAACATTACTGTACGAGCTCGTTTATTACCAGCTTGCTTTTCTCTAACTGTCCACTTGCCTTTACCACTAAGAGCTGGTAGACCATGACCAGTAACGTCTCTATCACCAACACGATACGTGCCGTGGCCTGCACCAACTTGTAATACGTGAACGTGATGATCTTGGAGGTAAGCTTCTGCCGGGTTCAAATCAGGATGGTCTATGGAGAATGATTTAGCGCGGCCGCTCTTAGTTGTTTCCACTTTATCTGGATCGGGATGATGTTCATTCATGTGAGCAATTATACCAGCTTTTTCAATAGCAGCTGCGTATTGAGGACGTTGTGCTCTAGCCTTGTCGCCAATATGCCATCCTCTTTCAGGTGTGTGGTGAATTGTTAATTGACCGAATGCAGCTGTTGTATCAGCTTTTGTCTCGCCGTGGTATAGATTCTCGTGGGAGTTGACAGTACCCTTGTGTTGAGTTTTCTTTTTCTTATTTTGGATAACAAAGTCTGTACCAGCAGTAGAGCCAGCACCCTTTGCTTCCATAGGCATAATACCATGTTTCTTAACATGCTCAATAAAATCAGATTCATACTTGAGGCCTTCATTCTTAGGAAGCTCACCAGGTTTTTGAATCTTTGAAATAGGGATAACGTGCTTTTCTTTTGAGCCAGGAACAGAGACTTCAACATGATGTTTTATTTCTCCACCAGGGCCTGCTTGAGGTAAGTGGGTGTGGAATGTTAATTTTGTTCCAGCTTTAAGTGGTCCATGATCGGCAGCAAGTGTATGGGTACCTTCCCCGTGCTGCTCGCCAGCTGGCAGATATGGGGTAACATATTGTTTGACAAATATTTTAAATTTTTTCATCCAAGCACCACTATAGAGATTTGTCGTTTACCGTATTTTCTTAGACGTTCTGCTAGAGTTATAGCATCACCATCAGCAATGAACAAAGGTTTTGCCTTTGATTGTCTGATAGTATCTATTACTTCTTTTTGAGTAAAGCGCGGGGGATGCGCTGAAGAAGTAGCTGTTGTTTTTGTATTTGCAGTCGCCATCCCACTATTTATGTTAGTGGAAAGGCGGCTTATAAACCAAAGATATTTGAGCTGTATGCTGTGGATTGGCTGTTGCGGAAGTGGTCTTCAAGCATTTCAAATACAAATGCCTCATCTTCTTTACCACGTTTTGCAAAATCCTCTTTAGCTGACTTAAAAAAGAGGACAAGGTTCATTGCATTTAAACGGCCATCTGCAAGGGCTGCAGATTTAAATTTCGCTTTCCTTTGAAACATCACGATCTCCATAAACAAAATCAGTTAGAAACTGGTGAGCTTTTATCTCACATTCAAAGTATCGCACAAATGATGTCTTAAAGTCAACATGATGGAGGATAAGGCAGATGGAATCGTTGTTCATTACGCTTCCTTGTATTATCCACCCGTTTAAAAGGACGGGTCTTAATGATACAAGGCGAACCCTACGCATACTAATTATCGCGTTCGTAAACTGTTCTTTTATAACGAATTTTGTGAGCTTTTGCAAATCGCGTCCAAAGCCCATATTCACGACCATGAGCTTCTATTTCCCATGGTGTATCCCAATAGTCAGTATTAGCAGGGACTCTTTTACCCTTCCAAACATTCATTCCCTCATCCAATTCGCCAAGAGCATACTGCTTTAAATGGACAAATTCGTGGGATAGCGTCATCATCATATAACGCTTTGACTTATTCTTGCGGATTTGGATTTCGAATTCGCGTGGTTTTCCATGCTTGCTGTGGCCAGATACGTCGCAATACCCATCTGCATCTTTTTCTAAGCGATTGGTAAATTCAACGTCTACAACAATCTTCTCAGCAATATGTTTGGGCAAAAGGATATCAGCATAGTACTTGCAGGCTTTTTCAACTGCAATCCTAAATCTAGTGTCTGTGAGACCTGATGTTGTGATTAACATACGATTTCCTATGAGCGGAATATTTTCTATCAAAAATACTAATCATCTTCTATACGTATATTATTTAGCTCTTCATCGAGTTGGCGCCAAATGTCAAAAGGCATGTTGAAAACCTTTATAATCAGTTGGATAGCAACTACTGCTAGCGTGGTTAGCAGATTTACGGGAAATACAATGGACCAAGCCCCAAGTAGCGTTATGTATCGTTTCAACTAAAATTTTCAAATACGTTTTTGTCAAATTTACGTTCATTGCTGACGCGCTTCCCAAACTCCGTATTATCGAAAACCGGCTTATCATCTATAACATCGTCTTGTGCATGTTGTTCAACGTCATAGAGCTTCATTTTAGCCCTATCCACACCGATTACAAACCGACGATGAGATGATGGATCTCCATACCTATTTTTCAATTGCTTGACCAGAATTTGGTTTACTTCTTGCAATTCTTCGGTTGAAATTAATGCAAACATAAAATCTGCGGTGGCTGGCAAACCAAACGATTCTGAAGTATCTTCTAGTCCTAAATCAGAACTTGTAAATCCAGAACGCGTTGTTTGCGTAGCGCTAACTATAGGAACATTAAATTCAACAGCCAATCCCCGTAATTCTTCCGCAATAGACTTAATTAGCGTATAGGAATTGATGTTGGCTCCATATTTCAATCTGGAAGACGCACAAATATTTAGGTAATCGATGTATACAATTTCCGGTGTAAAGTTACGCTTAATCTTTAATTCATTAAGTAAATGTCTAAAATGACCTGCTCCAGCACTTGCTGTTGGATATTCTTTAATAATTAGTTTACCTGGTGTGCCTGACTTAATTCGTTGAACTTTCTTTTGATATACATCTCTTGGCAAGATAGCAAGTTCGTCCATTGAGACGTTTAGTAAGTTGGCATCAATACGTTCTGCAATTCTTTCTTCAGCCATTTCAAGAGTAATGTAAAGTACATTGCTACCTCTACTAAGATTGCTAGCAGCGCAATGGCGGTGGTAGAAATCATAACGCTCTTCATAATCATCTAACAAATCATGTCCCACGTGATTATCAAACGATACACCAAGAGCATCAGCTAGAATTTGAGGGATAGCTCGTTTATCTTGTTCTTTGTCTTTATTATCAAGAATACCAATACTTTGGTAGATGGCATTGTATATTGCTTTATCTTGACAAAACTTTTCTGTCTCATCCACTAGCCATTCATTGTTAGTAGGTGCTTCTGTAAGCAAGTCTATAAAGCCTTGCAGCTTTTCTGTCTCACCATCTGAGAGGCCAACATAGTTGTTTGCTTCTAATTGTAGAGCTTGTTTTGTAGGAAAGTTACTATACTGATCAACGAACTTACTAATAATAACAAATAGCGTTTGATGAATTCGATCTTGAAAATAATCCTTTTTCAAGAACGGTATAACTTTCCTCGCATAGTCCTCATTAAAAACAAGGTTGGCAAAGATTGTTTGTTCGATCATACTGCTCCGTAACTATATTCTTTCTTAGCACATTCTTCGAGCTTAGCCATAATCTCTTCAGTAAAATATGCTGCTGGATTTTGTCGTATTTCTTTTCCAAATACTTTTCTTCCATCAGGCAATTCAAATCTAGTAGAGACCTTCTTTATTACTTCATACTTTTCTGCTAATTCAAGAAGACCATAATATCGATCTAGCCCTTTGTCGTAAGTAAGTAGCACTTCGACTTGGCTGTTTTCTTTGGATAGTCGGGACTTGTACATTTTGATTCGGACAATGTTTCCGACAATGTCACCGTCTCCGTCTTTTTCTTTTCGTTTGGAGAGCATAGCAATCGTGCTAGCCGCGTACTTGAGCCCAGTACCGCCTCCGAGTTCTTTTGTTGGGACATAGCTTCCTATTACCTCATAGACATGGTTAGTAACAAGCAAAGGAATCTTTACCTTTGCTAACTTAAGGGTAAGTACACGAAACGCTGCCTTAATAATTTGAGACTTAGTCATATCGCGTACATCTTTCCCTTCAAGGCTATCTTCCATCTCTTTTGAAGTGGACAATAGACCAAGACTGTCGAGAACAAACATCATAGGAGGACGTTTGTCTGCTGGCTCTTTCTCATACATATCAATCATCTTTAATGCATGAGTTTTAAATTTTTGAATTGTATCTGGTTCTGCTAAAATAACTCTGCGTGTATCGATACCACGCTCTTCCATCATTGCTTTCGTGACCGCTGCTTCTGTGTCGTAGTAGACAACTCCGGCTTCTGGATTTCGGTCGAGGTAAGATTTGACGACCCCAAGAACGAAGTAAGTTTTACCAGTAGCGGACTCTCCTGCAAAAGCAGTAACCTTATTATCAGGTACGCCCCCATAGAGGCTACCCGAGAGGACAGCGTTGAGAATGTAGCTGCCACTATCAATAAAACTCCCAAACTCAGCACTGCCAGTGCCGTCAGAGGCCAAAGTAGTATCTTCATCTTTAATCTTCTCCACCATATCTTTAAAAAAGCTCATTGCATAATCCCTTCACTATTTCATTTCTTTAATTGAATCTTTATCAATCTCTATTGTACCGCTTTTCTTCTTATCAATCAACCGCATTGCCCTTTTAAACCATTGCGGCGACCAACCTTCTTTTTGTTCCACGTTAACTGGGGTAACTTCTTGTTCAGGTGATGTTTCTGTGACCTCTTCTTTCTTGTCAGGGTCTGTAATATTATCTGTTATTTCACATTCCGGATTAGGACAGTTAGGTCCTAATCCTTTTGCATATGTAATTTTAGTACCACACTTAAAGCAATTGCCATAATCTTTTATAGATGCTTCATTGTTAAATGTCCCTAACCACTTTTCATCATCCGTCAATTCTTTTTTTGGTTCAATGGGAGGAGCAGGAGGTTTAGCTTTTTCTTTAGGTTTTATAAAAGTTGCTGGTACTAATACAAGCGATTCTTCTTTAGGACGATTGTAGATGGAATGGTTTGCTGCTAACAATAACATAATAGCAAGAGGATCGAAAACAAACACAATTGATATAATGACCCACCGTACTGCTTTTTCTAAAATGTTTTGATCAGGATTGTCTCCATATAAAAGAGCAGCAATATATTTAATAGGACCTACTTCCGCTTCTACCTTACGTACCTCTGCTCTGATAGGAGTTGATTCCTCATTTAGAGTAACAACAATCCTTTGATTTGTTTCAATTTCTTTAGCTAGAGCGCTACGATCCTTTTGTTGGCTTCTGCGAATTGAATTCGCCCTGTCAGCTCCCTTCTCATCACTACTTCGTGCCATTGTTTGATCAACGGCCTCATCCATTTGCTTTAATTGTTTACGAGCTGCCTCAATATTCTCTTTAGCGGTTTTAATCTTCTCATCATAAATTGCTAGCTTCGTTGTTGCATCTCCGCTTATAAGAGATTGATCGAGATGAGCTTTAGAAAGGAAACCAAATATTCCCATACTTGTAATAAACATGAGAACAACAACTGCCACTGCTAGATAATATTTGATGAACCGAGGAGCAGTATTCCAGTTACGATATAACCATGAAGCAGCAACTACTTTCCCTGCTTCTAGCGTAGAAGCCATTACAATAACAGGAATCATTGCTGAAGCAAATATGACAGCTAAACCTACTACGCTATAGTAGGCAGCCACTATGGAAAGTAATATTGCTATTACGAGAGCAAGATAATTAACGATCATTGACTAGCGCTTCTACTTTTTTAATAAAGTCTAACATTTTTTTCTGACGACCAGGCCAAAAGATATAATCTTTATCTGCATCTTTAGCAAGGTTGTTGAGAAGAGGCATAACCATCTTATAGAGAGTAGTTAGCTTCTCCTCATATGTTCTAGAAACAGCTTCAAGTTCGGTATGTTTTTCTTCTACTTGCTGTTGGAGCTGTCGCTCCATAGCTTTAAGCTCATCTTCACTGACAGCGGTGAAGCCAAAATCAAACTCATCTAACTGTTTAATAGCCATTATAGTCCTTCGTAGATTGCTGAATTTCCTGCGTGTTCAAATACCTCAGCTGACCGTAGTCTAACTCCATGTCCTACTGGATACCGTGCATTGAATCCTACTTTACCAGAACTCTTTAACAAGGTCCATTCTTTTCCAGCTTGAAACGTTTTAAGAATATCATTCATAACGTTGTAGCATAGTTCTGCAAACTTCTCACATCCTACACCCTCTACTAATCTAATATCGCAAACCCCGCCCTCTGCTTGTAATCCTAGATCAGCCATTTTTAAAAACATTTCAACGTGGGGATCATCTTTTGCTATTACAAGAGTATGATCAAACATATGTTCCGACCACTCTTTAAATGCTTTGAGTCCACCAAAGTCCATTACCCAATTACGATCATCCAATGTTTCACTTTCGAACATTAACTTAATACCAATTGAATATCCATGTAGCAATGCGCAATGGCTATGTGTTGATCGCCATTGTCTAAAACAACATGAGAGGCCTCGATCTGTACCATAGGTCTTTGTACTAATATATTTTGCCATTGTTATCTCCTTTAGATTTAGCAATGACGGCAGAGTTTATAGAGCGGGATGACGCCATAAGGCCGCTTAGAAGAATGCATCTAATGTTGCACGCTTTTCAGTATGCCAACCCAATACATTCAAAATAGTCTGAAGTGGATCAATAAATGATTTCTCGAATTGAGTATCATAATCGATGTACTGTAATAAGTCAAGCTCTTTTGGTAAAGAACCTGGAGTAGATATAATGTTGCTTTGTGCTAAGTTTGGTATTTTAAGAAAGCAGAATTTAATCTTTTCTCCTTCTCCAATAAGAGGGTATTTATTCTGCAAGTTGTTTCGTTTCAACATATTGTTGTATATCAATGCGCCACGAACATGTATCGGTGTAGACTTCCTGTATATTGTAGTGGAATCTGCATATGTTGTAAGACCTCTCACGCTTCTTGGAAAAGCAATTTGTTCGAATGGTAGCTTTTTAAAATTATCTCTAAACTCACTAACAAATTGAATCAAAGTACTTTCATCGGAGTTCATAATAATCTTTAGAGCTTTTCCGATGTTCTCGCGACAGGCAGATGGAGTAGACGATCGTACTGCTTCAATGCCAGAAAGTTTTAATTTTGGTTCTGTATATTGTACACCCTCATTATTATATACATTGAGAATATAACGTTTCTTTGCAGTCCATATTCCTTTATTAGCAATTGCTTCTCGCTTCATGACCATTTTCTGATCATATGCATTAACGTAAGTAGCTAATTCTTGGTAGGACTTGTCAATAAACGGTTCAAATATCTTCTCACATACCGTATCGAGATATTTGACAATTTGGTCCGTCGTTTTACCTTCACAAGTCTGATTAACAAGTTCACCAAGATTAAGATACATCGAATCTGTATCGCACGCAATAACATAGTCCACCCCATCCGTCTTTAATTGTTTGTTGAGATATCCATTAATACCTCGCTCCATCCAACGAATCGATAATTGACCAGACTTAGTAATCGATTCTGCAAGGTCCCTGTTAAACCATCTAAAGTATACATTAGACAATGCACCATAAGCTGAGTTAAGTTGGATCTTTTTTGCCAACTGCATGTTATGGCAACGTGCAATTTCTTTTTCTAGATCGTACGTTTTATCATGCTCATATGCTTGCTTAGCAGCTAACATCTGCTTCTTATATTTTACACGATCGTTATACATCTTTTGCATCAGTGTTGGAAGAAATCCTTGATAGTCTCTATCAAACAAACAACCGGAAGCAGCAATTGTTTGATTGTTGGATATCAAGTCATTTTGAATCCTATGATTTGGAGCAGTAAGAATACCATCCAACATATTGTCAATACTGATACCTTCTATCTGACCTGTATATGTTTCAGGTGAAATATTATATTGCATAATCAAATGAGGGTATAGACTATTTAAGTCAAACGACACTACCCAGTTATGCATTCCTACTTGAGGATCTTTTACATAGGCTCCAACAATTTGAGAATCTTTAGATCCTTTTTCAACTATTGGTACAACGATTCCTTTTAAGATAAGGTAATTATGAATAATGATGTCCCACATCCGTACAGATGTAAATGCATCGCTAAAGTTACATTTACCATCATAGGCAATTGCATATATCTGCTCTAAGAACTTTAGCTTATCTTCTAGTTTGTCTACAAGCTCAACGTCTTTAATGTTATAGTTGATATAGTTTTGAAAGTCACCTTTGTAGAACTCATCTAATGTCTCAAATCCAAGCTCTGTGTAATCAATCTTACGCTCACCCAACTCAATAAATGCAATATGATCAAGCTTAAAACTTTCTTGCATTACGAAAGAGAATTTCCTATATGCTTGCAAGTAGTCAATAATATTAACCCCTATCGGAGTAAAGATTGTATACTCCCTACCCATCACTTCAATTGTTCGTTGATCTAATATTCCCCATGGTGAGAGTCGCTTAGCGGACACATCACCCATCGTACGACGAATACGATTAACAAGATATGGTATATCAAAAAACTCAATATTCCAACCAGTAACTACATCTGGATCTAAATGCTTGGACTGCCATGCAGCAAGAAACTTATCAAGAAGCTCATGCTCATCTTTACAATGCACGTAGCTGACGGTATCGGATTCAGGTTTATATTCCTTTAGTCCAAATACTAACGATAATCCTTTCTTACGAATAGTAATAGCAGTTACCATTCTATCAGCAAGTTCGATATCAGGAAACCCACCATCAGAGTCAACCTCAATATCCAATGATACTAAGCTGATTAGTTACGCTATCAAACTCTCGTTTGTATACAGGCTCACCTTTAATTGTCTTGTAGGGAGTCTCTACACCACGCTCTCGATATACGCGATTTGGCTCGAACAAATATGGGGTGTATCGAATGGTCTTCTGTATCCGTCTACCATCTTCATACCCCCGCAATAGAATATCTGCTTTATGTAAGTGAACGCTTGTATAAAAGTTCAAAGTTTAAATCCACAGTTCTCATCATAACATGTGTTTGTTCCAAGTTGCTCTTTAGTAAGACCACAACGTGTACATTTGTTTGGTAATATAACCTCAGCACTGCCTAAAGTTCCAGGCATAGGCATTACATCTTGCGAATCATATAATTCGACGCTTTTAGGAAACGGCCACGTACTGCTATAGGTATTATCGGTTGTTGTTTCTTCCTCGTCATCTTCTTGATATATTTCTTCAGGATATTCCTCTTCATCAACAATAGCAAGGTGTCCATCAAATACAAATCCTACACCCTTTAGAAAGCGCTCGAACGCCTCAATAGTATTCATCAACGTAACTTCTTGCACTTCTACTGTTATTTTACTACCATCAGGCTGGCCACTCAGATCTGTATACTCACATGTAAAGGTATATTTACTCATT